TTAGTTTTTAAAGATTTGCTTAACTGCGACTTTTAATATCATTGGTGCAAATTCTTTTAATGTTTCCCATGTGACCATGTAGCCAGCATCTTTAATAGCTTTAATTGTTTTATTTAAGAGAAATTTGTCTTTGACAATATCAGCAAAATCGTAACCTTTCAGAGTAATTCTTGGTACGTCTGTACCCCATGAATACAGACCATCAACAGAAAGAGATATTGTCACTCCTTTGATATAATCAGCATCGATAAGCATCTCTAAGTGTTGCATTAGAATGCTGTACTTGTTTTGATTCGACTCATACTTGCTGATAAGCAACTCTAATCTGTCATCTTCAATTGCATTAAAGATGTCACCCATTAAATGCCAGTCTCGTTTCATAATAAGCCTCTTATAGCAAGACAAAGAACAGCAATAATGAAATAATTGATAAGATTGACTGGGATCTTAATAACCATCCTCTACGTGCAATCTGTACCTTTAAATCAGTAATTACTTTGTCATAGTCATAAAGAATATCTTTAACTGATTTGTCATTTTCTTTTAACTCATCGTACAAGGATCTAAACCTATCCATTGGCAGATAAGTTGATCCTGTGAACAATCCACTTAATGACATGCACCCAAGAATTAATGAAGCTGTAGAAGTAAATATCATCGCAACTGCTATGTAATACAGATCTTGATGAACAGGTATTGCTTTTAGACCAGCAATTAAAGCTACATTTAACCAAAGATAAGTCTTAGAAACATCACGTTGATGTTCTTTTACTTCTTGACTTAAGTTGTACCAGATTTTGTAAGCATACTCTAAAGATAACAGAGGTGAAAACATGATAAATACCTTATTTATGCAATTCTAAAATCACAGGGCTTATAATTACTAGAAAGACAAACCAAATGAACCATGACATACATTAAAACCTTCTTCTGCCTTGTCTTAACAGTCTTAAATTAGCTTCTGAAACTCTATTTTGAGTGTCTTTTAACTCTACAAGACCATAACGAAGTGCATCCATGCAATTATGAACAATCAGTCCCCCATTAACTGCAAAATTATGGAATTTATCAGCCTCTAGATTATAGACATCCTCATTCTGAGATTGAATTATTTTTTTTATTTTTACGTAGGGCATTTCCGCAATTCCTGCTACAGGTTTGACTGGGTTTAAATCGATTAGTTTTAAATTCTTTTCCACAAAATGGACAAGTTTTTACTATGCAATCTAAGCCCATGAGCCTACGGTATTTTGCTCTGTGCGCAGGACAACAAAACTTAGCTTCATATTTCTTTGATTGAAATTTTTCTCCACAAACTTGACATGTGAATGTTTTTATTTGAAACAGCCTATCTTTTGTTGATTCATACTGCGCTTTATGCCATTCATGACCTTGAGCAGAGCCATGCCATTTGTTAGCGTATTTTCTAGCATGATCCATGATCTTTTGCTTGGCTTTTAATTGCTCGGGAGTTCGCTCTTCAGAATGAATTCTTTGATGTTCTGCTCTCGTAAGTAATTTGAGATTTGAAATGTCATTATTATCAACGTTATGATCTATATGATGAACTTCATATCCAACAGGAATTTTGCCATTGTAAAATTCCCAAACATATCGATGCATACGTTCTGTAGTAGATGTGTTTTGCCAATAAACATTACCTGGATATTTACAAAATTTTTGATTGTTAAAATATTGATATTCCATAGTTAACCTCAATACTACAAGATAGTTTAACTATAAACAGATAAAATCTCATCATCTAGCGTTAGATCTTCAGCTTTTTTCCAACCAAATTTAGTCATTACTAAATGATCAGGGGTTAACTTTAGATATCTACCATCTTCAAATTCAATTTTCAGAATAGGAGCATTCTTTCTAGTTAATCTACAATCATAGAAGTGAGTTAATGTATGACATTTACCGTCATAACAAACAACTTGTCCTTCTTTTCCTACGAGTTTTTTTATTGGAATTTCACCGAATTCAGTCATGACTAATGTATCACCAGTTAGACAATGGCTGAACTCATGATTAGGTTTATTTGTTGGTTTACCTAATCTATCCTTTTCCCAACAGTAATTTTTGATTTCATGTTCAAAGTTTGTACATTTAGGAGAATAGATGATCTTGTAGTTCTGTATCTTTTGGATACCATAATTTACAGAATCAGGACCTTTAGGAGCTGGTTTTGCATTGATACCAACTCTACGAAGTTCTTCAATAGATTTAGGCTCTGCAGCATCACAGTAAACAACTTCACCTGTTAAGCCAATATCGTCCTTAATGCGTTTTGCTATTTCTTGATTGGTAACATTGGTTAGATACAGTTCATAACAGATATAAATCTCTTTATTCTCTGTATCAACAAATCCACCAACGAAAGCTGTAGGATCAGTAAAACCAAAGTCCAAACCAAAGAATGCTTTATATCTGCGAGGAGCTCCTATGTAGTCTTTATCATTTAACTCACGACATTCTACATTCTCATAGATAAGACCTTCTGCAATACCCCAATCACCTAATCCCTCAATCTTATATCTGCGAGGATTACGCTTTTTCATGTCTTCAAATAAAGCATGATCGGCATCTGATAACCACTCGTTACAAAGGTAATTAGTTGTCTTGGTGAATGTTAGCTCTGATGGTGTATCAAAGAAGCGTGTCTTTAACCATGACTGCTCAGACCATGGATTGAAAGTAATCATAATTCTAATGAAGTAGTCATCAGGCATCTGACCACGAAAAGACATATCTAACTTGTTAAAAGCTTCTTCGTCTACAATCTCATACGCTTCTTCAATCCATACCCAACAAAGATAGCCTTTAGGAACGGAAATAGAAGTGATCTTCTGACCTTCATCTAATCCACGAAACAAGATCTTTTGACCTGTAGGATTGTAAACAATCTCTAGAGGAGAGGTCTTGAATGTGAAGTAGTTCTTAATGCCAAATCGTTCACATGCCCACTGCAGATCAGAAAACTGACTATCTCTGATGGTGTTTTGGTAACGTCTTACACAAAGTGCATTACCTAATGGCATTTTTACAATGTGGTATATAAGCCACAATGCAGTAGTTTTTGATTTTTTACTAGCTCTTGAACCTTTACAGACTACATAACGTTTCTTTGTGTTCCACCAATCGCCATAATTGTGACCAACTATATCAAGCAATTGTGAAACTTTAGTAGTCATCAGGCATTTCACCAACGATTATTACAGGGGAAACGTTAACATTAGTTGAAGTATCGTAAGCACCTTGCATCTTAGCCAGAAGATCTGCTGCTTTGATGCGGTCAAAATTAGAAGGTAGTTTAAAGTCGTGAACAACGTCCCCCATTCCTTTATTGCTAACTACCATTAACTGCTCTTCTTTAGCTTCACCACGAGCAATTGAGGTTAAAATTTTTTGAATTTCGTTTTTATCTGCAATAAGTTTTGAATTAGCCTCATCAGCTAGTTCCTTAATTCTCTGTTTGATATGTTTTTTCTGTAACAGCTTATAACCATAAGAGCCTGCTGCGTTTCCTTTCATTGAATAGCCTGCATCTATTACAGATTGTTTTGCATTTGCATTAGAAGCGTAAGCGATGCAAAACTTTTCTTCTTTTGGATTTAGTTTTGGCATGATTACACCGTTTTGAAAAATTAGAAAAGCTAAACTATAATTAAGTAAATACCGTAAAGCTCCATTTCTAGGAAGAAAAAACCGTACGCCTAGATTTGTAGGTATACCGAACCTCGATTAACAAGCGATATATTCACCTTTACGGTATGATGTCATATCCTGTTAACAACCATGTCTTTTGTCTTTTTCCTTCTCTTAAAGATAGTATTGCTTCATAACCATTGTGTTGTATTGCTACTGTTTGATTTGATTTAATATATCTAACAATCTGTCCATTAGCCACAGCGTTTAACACTTCATAAACTGCTTTATTTCCATGTTTATCTGCTATGTGTTCTAATCCATAACCTTTATGTTTAGGTAAAGCAATACCCTTATCAATAGTTATATTATTAGAACCACCATATTCTTTTAAATCATTTCTTAAATTTGAAATTTGAACTTTCTTAGCGCCTTTTTGTATTTGTTTATATGCGGTTAAAACTAAACGAGTTCGTTCTTTCTTTTTCTCAAGAATATTCCATCTTGAAAACGCTTTTGTCTGTCCATTATTTTTTACATTGTTGGAACTTAATAAATTTATTGGTTGATTTTTAAACCTGCCACTTTGAATAACTCCATCTTCGTCAATGAGAAAATGCTTTCCTTTCTTGGTCGTTATCCAATATGGATTGTTTGTAGAAGCATCAAAACTTAATTTACGGAGTTTATGATAACTAAAGCCTAAGCCACAACAAAATCCTAATGTATAGGCTTGAGTTATATTCATGTTTACTCCGTTAAGCTTTGATATCGTTTACTTAACTCATTACGTTCAACTGCAATCTCATCACACTTAGCTGAGAGCTTAAGGACATACTCTGCAAGAGCTCTTCGCTCTTGTCTAAGTTGTCTACATTCACAGGTTGCTTTAGCTTCTCTGGTAGAGGTGGAATTTGTGGACAATGTTGTTCTGTTGGAACTGCCACTGTCTGAGTGCATGCTGTTAGAAAATTTACGATTATTAAGCATAGACAAAGCTTTATCATATTTATCTTGAATCTTCTGAAGTTCATTGTTAGCCTCTTTGTCAGCTTGTCTCTGTTGTTCCTGCCAATAGTGTTCTCTATTAAGCTGCTTAACTGTAGCTTCTTGATCTGCTTTTATAGCTTCAGTCTGCAGTTGTGCAATTTCAGCTCTGTAATGCTTGGCTGTAATGGTGACACCAAAACAGGAGCCAATGACAGCTGACATAGTAGCTACAATTAAAAGTAATTTAAGATCCATGTGTGAAGCAAACGCCTATTTCTTTAAATCAGCAAGAAGCTGAAAGTATTCAGCTCTTATTTATAATCACTAATAAAAAAGGGTACTCGCATGAGTACCCTTATTTTGAGCAAATAAGTGTTAATTATGTGTAACTAATTTAGCTATATAACCCGATCTAGTTTCTCCAATAGATTGAGCTAACCTATCTAAACGTCTTAACACTTTTGATGATAAAGTAATATTTATTCTTTCTACTTTGTCTGTTAATTTTGATAAATCTAAATCAACGACACCTAAAACAAAATCATCTAAATTAGGATATTTTGTTTTTAAAGTTTCAATATCGCTAGGTTGAGGAATATCTATATTATTCTCACTTGCAACCTTTGCCCATTCTTCTCCAGCTTCTGCAATATCAACCAATAGCTTATCTAAAGTTTCTGATTGAGCAGTACAGCCTTCAAAATCCAAAAGCATAGCACCATAATCTTCATTATTTGCATCTTTTGGCTCTATAGCAATGTAGTACTTCATATGTAAACTCCTAATCACTAGAGAAGAGATATATTTCAATCTCTTCTTTTGTGTTATTTAAGGTTTGCAGTTTTCAAAATGCTATGTAATAAACCTTTTTTCATATCCTTTCTAGGATGTGTAATGGTTATTATTTTTGCATAATTAGGATGCTTAAAAGTGAAATGATCACCTTTTGAAGAAACAAGCACCCAGCCGTTTGCCTTTAATAACTTAATCAGTTCATCACTGCTCATTAGCTTGACCTCACAATAATTAAGTTACATATAAAATTATACACACTATAATACACATTATCAAGTTAAGAATTAAAATATTAAATTCTTTTCTTAGCGTCTTGCGATTCTTGCTATTAAGGTGTGAAGCAAACCCCTTATTAAACTAATGAATTGTTACATATCAATTAAAGATAACGTTCGCTTCACACTTATGAGCAATCTACTAGCGAAACCGACAAAGACTAGTAAACCACTCATAAGTGTGAGCTGTCTGTTTTACTTCTGACAGCAAAGAAGGAGATTTTCAAATACCTGAAACATGTTGTCACAAGCACCTGAACACGTGGAAATCTTAAGAAAGAAACAGTTTCTGTTCAGCCTGTCTTCTCTTTGTTAATCCTGGCAGAACTACACCGCCTGCTTTGTTAATATCTAAGAACTCAAGCGATGCGCCATACTTATCGCCATTTTTCATCTTAGACCAAAGTTTATAACCTGTTAAAACCTGAATAGGAGATAACCAGCGTCCGTCTTTAGTTTTTTTACCTGATAGGTTGAAGAGTAAACTGCAGAGGGCATCAAACATGCCTTGAGTAACTTCAATTTCATCGGCATTTAATGCTGCTATAACCTGACGTTCAATCTTTTCTAGATCTGATTTTAAAAGGTGCTCTGCTTCAATCTCTGTACAAATAGAATTCTTTTTAACATCAGGTCCATGGTGACCATAACCAATAGTCCATCCGCTCTCACTGGATACAGGCTTATATGCTGTAGTTCTTAAGCCTTCAAAATTCTGAATAAGGGCAATGGCATGACTACTAATCTTCATTTATAAAATCTCTGTTATCGTTGCAATTAATTCACCGTTGTGAGGCTGGAGCTCACCACGCTTAATATTTAAAACATCTACCTGTGAATCATCATTCCAGACGCCAGCAATGGAGCATGCATCAAGAAAACCTTTCATAGGATTGTCTACATCACGTTTGCGCTTGTCAGGAAAATGAAGAGTTACATCAACGTGGATTTTTGCTTCAGGGGAGAATGGTTTATCTATTTGAGATTTGATTAACCAAATTGCCTGTTCTTTCCATGAACGGTACTTTGATGTCTCAACCATTCCTCTACCTCTGTAAGATCTTGTTAATCGAGCATTTGCACTTACAGGCATTGGAATACGTAAAATCATGATGATTGATGACCAAAGAAAGTACAGCCTAACAAGGCCAGTAGAGAAATGAACATGTACAAACAAGCAAAGCCGTTAGCAGAAAGCACAACGGCTAAGCCAATCTCAACAGACCACATCACTGTCAAACATAAACAATGACTAAATGAGCGTTTAATCTTTTTTGGCATAATGATCCTCGTTAAGATTAAAGCGCTTCAGTACAAGTTTAAGAGTGATCTCTGTAATGCGACCTGCACCGATTGCACCAATACCAACAGCTAGATACAAACAGTCAGACTTAGTTATGCTTGAGTAATGACTTTGTACCCACCCACACAAAGCAAAAGCAATGCATCCACAGAGGACAGCTTCAATACATTTCTTGTAGTTCTCAGGAGGTTGACCTTTTAAGATGTCAAAGCATAAAGCTACGATACATGCGATTAGTCCTGCTGCAAGGTAGTAACAGTATGGTGCTAATGAGTTAAACACCGCATCTAACATGAAATACCTCGCAAAATAAAATTAGTGTGTAGAAACGAAAAAAGCACCTACAATGAGGTGCTTCTTCTTACAGGATTATCAGATGAAATTTACGTAACAATCTATATATACAGTTATTTCATGTTACAAAGTAATTCTAACAGGGGTCAACAAGGATGTCAACGATTAAAAATAACGATAAATCAACATGTTATAAAATAGTTTAAAATAAAAATATTAGGAATAATTACTAATAAAGCTCGATATTGAAGTTTATATTTGAGCAAAATAATAAAAATGTGATGTTAATCACCAAAATATTTTAGCTCTTTTAGCACTCCATACAAAAACTTATGCCACTTCTCCATAGCTTCACGTCTTTCTTGAAGCAATGATGATCGCATGTAAGCTCTTGTGATTGCGTTACCAATAGCATGAGTTAGACATGCTTCAGCTGTGAATAAGTTAATGCCATTATGAACCATCCATGCCATTCCCGCAGCTCTCCAACCATGAAGCATAAAATCAATGTTATATTTTTTTAATTCGATTAAGGTTTTACTTCTGACTGTCTCAGGAGCTATTTTAAATATTCTTCCTGGTCGTTCTTTGTCGCAGATCTTGTCTAAAAGAATCTTAAATTCAGGTGTTATTGGTACCTTAAAATTATTTATTCCTGTTTTTGTTTTCTTAATGTTGATTACATTGTTTTTATTGTCAATATCTTCTAATTCAACAGATGCTGCTTCAATAGGTCGAACTAAAACAAAGAACCCGAAGATTATGTAATTTACATATCTTTGATTCTTAAAATTACTTAAAACCTCTGACAATATTTTTTTTATTCCATCTTCAGGAAAGTCAGGATCTACAGATTTTAAATGTGTGACTGTATGAGAGGGGATCAGCTTTTTTAGTTTTTGAAAATTGTTATTTTCCAATTTCTCGTTATTAACTGCAAAATCTACAAGCTGATTAAAGAAATCAGCAATTGTTTTGGCAACAGTTATTTTATTTGAATAAATAGCGCTGTTAATGATATCTCTGACTTCAATAAAAGTTATCTTTGCTAAGGGTTTGTCTTTTATAGTACCTAACTTGGATAAAACCCCACGAAGATGTTTTATAGTATTTTTTGAATAAGATTTTGTTCGTAAGAAATCATCATAAGTATTTTGAAGTGTGTACTCTTGTTCTTTTAGTTTAACGGCTAGTCTTTGATTATATTCTTTAATGTACTCTTTAGGCTTATAACCTTTCAGTGCAAGATCATAACGTTCTTTAAGCATTGCTAATGCCATATCAAGAGTTACGTCTGAAACTGATCCTAAAAATTCCTGATGACGTTTGCCATTGATAGTGGTTCTAAAGCAGTAAGAACGAGTGATATTTCCATTTGCGCATTTTCTAGCTAGAACTGATAAGTTGTCAGTGATGGTAACTCTAATAGAACTCTTGTCTTCAGGAACATTAAGAGCTCTGATAGTCTTATCTGTAAATTTCAT